CCGGTCAGAACTGGCCAATGCCTATGTCAAGGGGGCCATCGATCACAACCTGGCCGAGGGCTTCAGCTTCATCCGCTGGGTGGCCGCCACTGACGAACGCACCTGCAGATGGTGCCTCAGTCGCCATGGGCGAATCTACCCGGCTGATCAAGTGGTCATCCCCGCCCACCCGCAATGCCGCTGTATGCCGGTCCCGCTGCCGGCTGATGAGGTGCTGGAGTCGGACCCGGCGATTCGTGACACCCTGCTCGACAACGACTTCTGGCGGGAGGAGCAGGCGGCAGGGGTCAGGGCCCTGGCCGCGGCGGAGGGGATCGGCGAGGAACGGGCCAGGGGGCTGCTGCAGCGTGCCCTGACCGCACCCACTGCCAGCGAGCGCTACCTGTTCCCCGATCGCACGCGCAGCCTGCAGCCATCGGCGCCGTTGGATGCTCCGGTAGGTGGTCGGACGTTCAGTGAGGCGGTGGGGGAATTGGCGGCTAGGAGGAGTGGCTAGGTGTTAGGGCTTGTCAATCCCGATATGGAGCCACTGGCAAGGCTCAATCGTCAGCGGGGCAGGATGAAACCGCCGACGTTTCCGTACCTCCCCCACCACGACCGGAAGCACCCCCTCATCGTCTGAATCGGGGTAGTCGTCCATCCCTACTACGCTGATCACCTCCCCCGTCTCCGGGTCGCAGCCCACTACGCCACGCAACTAGCGCCCTGTGCGGTCGTAGACGGTGGCGCCGTTGGAGTACTGCTGCCAGAAGGCGGGGGTGTTGGCGTCAAGCATGGGGGATGGGTTGGCGAGGGTGTTGGTTACTGGCATTCAATGCCAACGTATTCAGCTGCCTCTACATCGCTTTTGTTTATTTGAACGCCGTAAACAAACAGTTGGCCTTGCAGTTGGTCTTGAACATTGGGCAGAGGTAATGGGTTGTCCTGATTTGCGTTACGCTCAAAAAGGAGCGACTTGCGCACTTCCTTGCGTAGAAGCTCTTCTGCTCTGATACCAAGGATAACGCTGCTAGGCTCAAGACCTCGCTGGGCGACTTCATCTAAAAGCTCCTGAATCCGATCGGAGACAAGTTTGCCCATGGACAGCCTCTCCAGCGGTTGAGGTGCGGATGCGGCAGCCACTCTCGGATCCGCCCCACCATGCACCACGTCAAGGTGCTGGCTTGGCGTCAGGCCGCCAGAGAAATCGGGGTCACGCAGCTCGGCCAGGTTCACCGGCTGGGCTGGATGCTGTAGAGCAGGCAGCGGCCAGCGGGTGATGGCAGCGGCGATCATGTCGCGCAGGATTGAAAGGCTCGTGGCTTCGTCGCTGTCAAGATGAAACCCAAACTCTTGGCACAGCTCGTCAACATCGTCAACGCTCGGCCCTTCTGCCTGGTCTCCGGCTGCGGGATGGCTGGCCTGGGGCTGCGCGTACAACGCCATGTCGCAGTCGGGATGGGGCTCCCGCCAAGCAACGAGAGACATCCGGTTCAGGAGTGAATCCCTGAAGTCGTCAGACCGGCACCACGCAACTGGGTCGGCTGAATGGGGCGTTGGGGTGGGGTCGGTCATCGGTGGTAGTGGCGAATAGGTGGATGGCGGGAATGGTGTCAATCGTGAGCACGCTGTCGCCAGTTACGCTCTCGGCTTGTATCATATACTCCCCCAATGCTATCAAAGTAAAATATCTCAACTAAACCATCGCATCGAATAACCCGTATAATCTTGTAAATTATTGCAAGTAAATAAGAGTTTGTTTTCCAGGGGGTTCCCTGGTAAGACGGCCAAGCGCACACTTCAAAGAGATGTGACGACCGTCTAGTATTCATCATTGCTTCAAACCTTGCGCGTTCTTCTTTGATTTCTCGAAAAAACTTTTGAGCACGGGTTTCCATCGGTGGTAATGGCGAATGGGTGGGGTGGTCGCGTGGTGATTAGTTGAAGCCTTCGATGAACTCGCGCACCTGTTCTTTTGTCGTCAGGTCGCCAAAAGCCATCCTGCCCACGGCAAGCGCAATACCTGGATGGTCTGCGGTCTGAGGGTGCTTCCTGAGGCCACTGATCATCGAACTCAGTGCCTGCTGCAGATACCCCTGATCCACGTAGAACAGTGCTCGTTTCTTGCACCATTCAAGGTGCTGTGCTCGTGGTTGCATGGTTTAATCCGTCTTTTGTGTGTCTTTAGGACCAAAAAAGCCGCGCCCAGTGGCGAGTGCTACCTGGGTAGCGTCTTCCGAAACTAGATACGTCTGCGATGTTTCAATTAAACCAATCCGCGTACGTCTTGCGAATTGATCACACGCAGCTATCTGCTGTATAGATGCAATTTTCAAAGGATCCAGGTAGATTGGCGTTCCTGTCTCCGAGTCGGTAAGGCTTAAGAATTCGGTGTTGGCCATGGCCAAATCCTCGGTAGTGGTGAATGGGTGCCGGGGCGTCAGCCCCACTCCCATGAGGCCCCCAGCTCCCCCATCCTAAGCCATTGTCATTCCCTAAGCCACCCTGGCAAGCTGAGGAAACGCCACGCACCGATGATGCCCCCCGAACTGCGGGCCTTCTTGACCCTTCATGCCACCGTAGGGGCCAGGGATGAAGAGGCTACGCGGCAGGTGCTGCGTGAAGTTGCCGTGGCCATGTCGCCACGCAGCGGCCACAAGGTCGTCACCATGTTGCAGCGATCCATCAGCGTCGGCGCCCGCGTCTGGCTGCAGAAGCTCGCCTAGGTGGCGTCCCACATTGAGGGAACGGTGCTGGTGACCAAGCGGATCACAAAGAGCACCTTCCGTCGCGAGATCATTGATGCCTGGAATGGAGCCTGCGCCTACTGCGGCTGTCAGCCCGAGAAGGTCACGCTCGATCATGTGATCCCCAAGGCCAAGGGGGGGACCACCCACCGCGCCAACCTAGTCCCGGCCTGTGCCGGCTGCAACGTGGCCAAGAACCATTGCGATGTCTGGGCCTGGTACCACGATCAGCCGTTCTTCTGTGCTGACAGGTCGGCAAGAATCAGGCAGTGGCACGCCCCAGGCTGATTACTTGGCCCTTGGACGGGCAGACTTGGCAGACTTGGCGGGCTTGGCTTTCTTCGGCATCGCCATGGACATTGAGCTGCCACCCTTCTTGCCCTTGCCCATCGCCATTGCGCCTTTACCTGCGCCCTTGCTTGCCGATTTGCCGTACACGGGAATCTCCGATTACTACCGCAGCTTTCCCGGAAACCTGCAGCAGATCGCACCGCACCATGACCATCCCAACCCTGAACGCCCTTTGGCGGGTGACGCCACGGGATGACCGTGAGCTGATTCGAGGGTATGCCGGCTGGCCACTGTCGACGACCAACCTGACCGAGCTGACGTCAATCCTCAACCGGGTGGCGATCACTTCCGCTGCCGCCGTCACCCAGGTGCAACGATGGATCGACGAAATCGAGAACCTGGAGGCGGATTACGCCGAACGGGTGGAGGGCAACACGGCGCATCTGGGCAATGCGGGGAGCTACGAAGGCCCCGTCCCCGGCACCACCCTGACCCGCGAGGACCTGAAGAGCAAGGCCGACGTACTGGAGTGGGATACCAGCCTGTTGCGCGTGAAGTACGAAAGCGGCGGTTCTGGTGGGACGGCAGGCGCCGTGCTCGCCGCTCGTTTGGCCGACTTAAAAGGCCGGATCGTCCAGTCCCTGGGGATCAAACCGGTAGTCGGCGGCGGAATGGCGCAACTGGTGCGTAGCTGATGGCCACTGACTTCGCTGAATACGCCAACCTGAGGATGGTCTGGACGCCACCTGGCGCGATCACCAACTTCCGCGCTGGGGTGCCTGCTGCTGGCCCTGCGGTGGTGGTCGAGGCCTTTGCCAAGAGCCAAGGCCGCAGTGAGCAGGATCTGCCGGGGGTGATGGCAGGAGCGTTGATATTGGAGGGCTACCTCACCCGTTGGGCGCTGCTGGGCTCCGCCAGCTGGCTGGTTGCCGGGTCGTCGCTGAGCTGGAATGAGACGGGCCACCGGCCGGCTGGGATGCTGCCAGGCGCCGAAGGTAAGGCGGTGCTAACCAACCTGTCAACACTGCCCACCCTGGCCGATGGTACCGAGCAGGGGCAGTTGAGGATGCTGGAGCTGAGCCAGCCCTTTGGCGTCGGCGGGATCGGGATTGAACTACGGGAAGCCCTGGGGGACAAGTTCAGGGCGGCACTTTCTACTGCAGTGTGAGCTATGTCCATCCGCGTTGAAACCACGGTCACAGCATCCAGCTCTGGGGCAACGGACCGGATGCTGCAGGAGATCGCCCGCAAGACCCTGATAGAGCTATTCGGCCGGTATCAGGCCAGCTTCAACCCTGCGGCATGGAACTGGCCACGGGAAACACGGCGTCGGGTCGGAGTGGTCGGCAGCCCGCGCAACATCGTGGACACCGGCTCTCTGCGACAAAGCGGCACCTACAGCTTCATTGGTCCCTACACGCTGGAAGCTCGCTGGAGCGCCGGCTATGCCACTGCCGTGCATGCAGGCGCCCGCCTGCGCAACGGCACCATTCTGCCGGCTAGGCCCTGGACAGATGCGGTGAGTGGCGCGGTGCAGGCCCCAGGGATCCCCGTGTATCCACTGGGGCAGAAGCTGCAGCAACGCATCCAGGTGGCGGTAGCGCGGGGCTAGGTGGGCTGGTCGCTGTCTAGCGTCGTCGGCAAATTGCATAGGCGATCAACAGCGGCCACAACATTAATGTCACTTCGTACCCGAGTGGTACCGGGCAGGAGCTTGCCCAGCGAAGCAGCCTCTGATCTTTGTGATCAAGTGCGGCCCAGACTACGCAGCCGATCACAAGCCAAGCAAACAGCCCTGCAACTGCATACGGCGTGATCAACAGGATCGCGTGCATCAGCATTTCTCCATGGTGTTGTCTACGTCAGCGTCGCTGTCTACCGTCGTCGGCAGGAGCTATGTTGACGCCGGCAGCCAGTACACGAAACACCGTGGTAGACCTCGTTTGCCCACCAGCAGTAGCGCAGTTCAAGGCTGGTGACCAGGCAATCCCCGTCCTCCGGCAGCCGATCGCTCACCGGGATGGGCTTTGGCGCGGGGGCGGGGAGGCCCCAGCGGGCGAGGGTGGCGCTGAGTAAGTCCAGTAACTCAGGGACGTACAGGGGGTCTGGCAATTCCTGATCATCGGAAGGGAGATCCGTGCAACCCAGCCATAGCATTATTTGCGCCCTTAAATCATCGTCTGTCGGCCCATCGCTTGCCCGTGGCACTGCAAGCCGGCCCCAGCGAGCGAGAACGGCGTGGGCAAACCGCCATGCTTCGCCATACAAAGCAAAGTATTCCGCTTCTTTGTCCCAAAGGTCGTATAGCTCTTGATCGCTCGGCCCCTCCTCCGGCTCGTCCAGAGCGGCGCTGGCGCGAGTCACTAGATCGTAGTCAGCGTCGCCACGGATAGTTCCGCCATCACTGTAAAGATCGTCAGCCTGTTGCCAGGCCGCTAGCTCATTAACAAGCTCAGCACACAAGGCACGAAAGTCGGTCATGGTCGGTGGTGGTGGGAAGAGGGGTAATGATTAGTGGCGTTGAAAGAGCGCTCTAGCTCTTCGGCCTGGAATCCGGGGGTCAGTTCGCCGTCATCGACAAAAAACCAAAACACCCCAAAGCGATCACGGGCGATTTTACGTCTTGACGCTTCAGTTTTCTTCCACCACAGCGCACCCGTTGTGATAGTGACAGTTACCTCAGCGAAAAAGAAAGAATTGTTCAATCCTTTATAGCTAAAGCCTGTGGGAACAAAATCAGACAAAATCATCAAATAAGTCCTCGGTGTCAGCGGTGGTGGTGGTGATGGTGATGGTGATGAATGGGTGCTGGGGAAGGGCAGCGGTCGTAGCGTCAGACGCTCGCCCACGCCAGCGCAAAGCCCCAGCTCCCCCATCATAAGCCATTGCGCTTCCCTAAGCCACTACGGCAAGCTGAGAAAACACAACAGCACCGTGCCCCTACCCTTTGTCACCGCCCCAGAAGTCAAGGTCGAGTACGTGGGAGATGCAAGCACCGGCATCCTGCAGTTCCCCGTTTTCAATGCCCTGCTGACTGGAGAGCGGATCATGCTCGATCAGATCGGCTATCAGTCCACGGTCACAGAACAGACCCACCGACTGGCCCAGGTTATCCGCGAGATCGACGACCTACCAGAGGCAACCGCCAACCTAGTGGCCGCACGCTTGATGGCGCGTCATATCGGCATTCCCGTGGTACTGGAGCCCCTGGAAGACGTTATCCGTCTGCGGGAGCACCGTTTGATCAGGGACATCGATAACCTCTTGTCCGCTCAGAATCAAGCTCAGGTAACCCGATTGGTCACCGCTGGGATCGTTTACCGCCTGGGCAAGGTGGATCCTGACTGCGCCAAGTGGACCGATGATGACACCGATGGCCTTACCGAGGGGTTGCGTGACGCTGTCTACGCCTTCATGTTGCGTGAGCAGCGGGGAGGCGCCGCGCCGGTTGATCCAGCCGAGATGCTGAAGGCGATGGCCGAAAACCTGGGAAAGCCCGACCTGCCCCAACCGACTGGGGTGCAATCTTCTGGCGAGTCAACGACCTCTGGCCCAACCATCAATTCTTCTCCTGTGAGCGATTTGTCTACTGCCCCGAAACGATCGTCTGGGAAGCGATCGAAACAGGCGCCCGATTCCTGAGGGAACGGCAGCACGCAGCCGAGCTGCCGATTGCCAACCTCGCCGCCTGGTACGCCAACGCTCACCGGGATCCGGACAAGAGGGGCGAGCCGTGGGCGATGGAGGACTTCTGCTGGTTCCTACCGCCTAAGGTGGGCGGGGAAGCGACTGCCGGGCCACCTGCGGCAGCTGGCGCGGCGATGCTTGCCCTATGCGAAGCCCAGCAGGTTCCAGGGTTTGCGATGGCCTTCTACGATGCCCTGGCTACCGCCGGAGAGGGAATAACCCCACCCACGCTGCTGGCCCTGCTGGCAGATGATGCCCTGCTACTGGCCCCAGCTGAGCAGCAGGACGGCTGGCGGGGGCTGCTGCTGGCCGAAGATACTGCCGCCGGTCAGGTGCGTGCCTTCAGGATGGCGGGTGATCCGGAGCGGGTGGTGAGCTTGCTTGTGCCAGACGCTCCCGATGCTGTGACGCCAGCATGGGCGGCGGCAGGAGCATGGCTGCCCATCGCTCAATCTGCTGATAGCACGCCTCAACCTCCTGCGCTGCCGCCTGGATTGACGGGAAATAGCCAAGCGACCAACGGCGACCATCCCACCACACCCGAGCCTGATACGGGCGATGGTTGTTATGAGGGCAGTGGCTGACGCCGCGAGGATAGGAGGCCATGCCCCAGCTTTCCAGCCTAAGCCGCTGATGAGGCTTAAGCCATGGCGGCACCCTGAGAGGTAACGCCCCGGTGATGCCGGCACAAAAATGTCTACGGAATGGCAGCAAAGTTTTGGCTACCGGTTCTTTTTTACCCCCACCAAGTCTTCGGCGGCTGACCTGACCCGCATCAGTCTTGGCGGGCTTGGCGCCGGCAAGTTCATCAACAACGCCACTCTGCAAAACGCGACTGCCAAGATTATCACTGCTGGCACGGGTGATACTTTCGCCTTTGGCGTTGGCACCCATGCGGTTACGAATGCCGTCGCCACTACCTCTCTCGCCACCCTGACCTTTGCCGCTGCCCACGGCATTGCAATAGGCCGGAGGATCGTTGTCAAAGATCTCCCCGCCCCGTTCGCCAGCCTGAACGGTTCGTTCGTGGTGACATCGGTGACCACCACAAGCCCGCACACCCTCTCCTACGCCCTGGCCGGTTCTGCGATCACCACGGACGCCGTTGCAGCTGGTGTAGTGGCCCCCTCGCTGCTACTTGATGGCACCGATCCCCCGTTCCGGCTGATGGGGCTGACCAATGCCCAGCCAGCCAACGCCACCACTAAGGAGAGCGTTACCACCTACGATGAGGAAGCGGGTGGTTACGCCACGCCGATCCCGACCGCCAAGGACAAGACCTGGACGTTATCTGGGGTCACGGCCTTCGCCGCTTCTGCGTGGCGTGCCATGCGGATATGCGAGGAACTGAACCTATCGGAGAAGTTGATGATCAAGTACGCCCTGATTGGCCCCTACAACGGCAACCAGGTGGAGTATGGCTACGGCATGTTTGAGAGCTACCAGCCGGAACAGGCCGCCGGCACGGTGCTCAAGTACCAGGTAAGCCTGGCTGGCTACGGCAAGCCGGGGCTTGAGCTGCTCTGATCATGGCGATCACTGTTCGGGGGGAGAAGTTCGAGGGCTACAACAAGCCCAAGCGGACCCCCCCAGCACGCTACCAAGAGCCATGCGGTGCTGGCGAAGGAGGGCGAGAAGGTCCGGCTGATCAGGTTCGGGCAGCAAGGTGTTACCGGTGCTGGCGATCAACCACGCACCAAGGCACAGAAGGCCCGCCGTGCGAGCTTCAAGGCCCGCCATGCCGAGAACATCGCCAAGGGTCCTATGAGCGCCGCTTACTGGGCTGACAAGGTGAAGTGGTAGGTCTAATCAGGTATCCGGAAATTCCGGACAACTGAATTGATAGGCCCCGGCGATGCTGGGGCTTTTTAGTGCCCTTTATGGCTCAGCACTAAACAGCTGGCTGACGCACTCCATGCGCTTAACCCAGGTGTCGCCACCATCGCGGCCATTGCATGGGTTGATGCAGTTCGGGTCGTTGATCTGATTGCACACCAGGCCGGCTAGGTCAAGCTCTGAGGCTTTCTTGCCGGTGCCTGACCAATACAACTGCCCATCTAGCCATCGGGCGCCGCAGCGGGTGCAGGAGCTAGCTTCCATGATGGGTAGGCGGTGGTTGTGGCAGGTTACCGGGAAAGCTGCAGCATGACCCTGCCCACCACTGCACAGGAGCTATACGACCTACTGGCGGCCGATGCCGTGGTCAGCGCAGCACTGGGCACCTACACTCCCCGCAGCGGCAACGCCATCCCCGCCATCGCAGTGGTCCGGCGCAATGAGAAGCTCCCTGAAGGGGTGGCCGTGGCTGGCCCGGAAGTGGTGATCATGGCCAACCCCGACTACAGCACCGAGGCCTACGTCACCGGCGAGACGGGCCTTAACCCCCAGTTCAGGCTCTACGTGTCCGAGTGGTCGCCGGCTGGCGGGATGACGGTCCTGCAGGCACTGGCGCAGCGGATCATCGCCCTCCTGCCCGGTTGCCGTGCGGTGCCGATCGGCGGGGATCCCCCAGGCCGTGGTATTGGGGTGCTCGATCAGTACGCCCTGAGCTGGACCAACCCCACCCAGCACGTCGTCACCCCAGGAAGCTGACATGGCAAACGAGTGGGTTGTCAAGGTAACGGCCGATGTCAAGGGGGTACTCGATGCCTCGCGGCAGATCGGACAGCAAGGCAAGCAGGCTGGGGAGCAGTTTAAGCAAGGATTCGCCGGCAGCGACCAGACGATCACCGGGCTGCGTGGCCGGCTGAATGAGCTGAACCAGACCCTGGAGAAAGCAACTATCGGGTCTAAGGAATTTGCGGCTGCACAGCGGGAAATCGCGCAAACACAGCGGCAAGTAGACAGCGCCTTGGCAGGTGGCACTACGGCGATGAACACCTTTGGCGCGGCGGTGAAAGGTGTTGCGCTGCAGGCAACCGCCTTCCTGGGACTTTATGAAGCGATTACATTTGTCGGCAAAGCTGTTCTTGAGCTTGACAATGCAGGTGCAGCGGTTCGCACGCTGGGGTCAAATTCTAAAGAATTAAGCTCGGCATTGCTTGACCTTTCAAGCGAGCTGGGTAACAACGTAAGCCAAGGTGAACTTCTAAAATCATCTTACGATATTGTTTCAAGTGGATTTAGTGATACAACGGAAGTCGTTGATATTCTCAAGGCATCTGTACTAGGTGCAACGGGGGGATTTGCCGAGCTTGGCGATGTTACAAAAACGGTTTCAGGCATTATCAATGCCTATGGCTTGACCTCAAAAGACGCTCAGGGAATTGTTGATACCCTTGTGCAAACTCAAAACGATGGTGTCATTACTGTTAGGCAATTAAGTGACAATATAGGGAATGTTGCATCTATTGCCGCAGCCGCTGGGATACCTTTTAAGGAACTAAGCGCTGCGATCTCAACAGCAACCCTAAAAGGTGTCCCGGTTGAGCAGACATTTACCGGTGTGCGCCAGGCGATTACCTCAATCCTCAAGCCAAGCGAGGAGGCCAAGACCCTGGCAAAAAGCCTAGGCCTTAGCTTTGACCTGGCATCCCTGCAGGCCAAAGGCTTTGGCAGTTTCCTTGCAGACGTTCAGGCCAAAACTGGAGGGGCGGCCGATAAAATCGCCATCTTGCTAGGTTCAGTTGAAGCACAAACTGCGATACAACCACTGCTTAACGACCAACTCAAGACGTATAATGAGCAGCTAGACAATCAAAATAACAAAAGCGGGCAAGCTGCCGAAGCTAGCAAGATTGCAACGGAAACGATAGCCGGTGGATTTAACCAACTTGTCAATGCCACCAAGAACCTTGCCGGAACTGTCAATACAGCACTTCCTGGCGCATCACAGCGATTTTCAGACCTTGCTAAAGCTATATCTATTACAGCAAAGTTAGCGGAGGCAGCAGGCTCAAACATCAGCAAAGCATTAGCAACGCCCATCGGCAACGATTTGCAAAAACTGCTAGACCCGTTCCGGGGGTTTTCCGAGCTTTCAAAAATACCTGGCCTTGATAAGCTGCTCAGCGGCAACAAGGAATTAACCACTGAACTTGGCAAGCAGGACCAAACTCAAGCGCAAATTAATGCAAAGCAAAAACAACTAGAGGCAACTGCAGCGGAAATTCTCGGCAACAAGCGAAGCCAAAACTTAGAAGATCAGGTTGCTGTCCAAAATGCACAAAAACTTCAGGAGGCT